GAAAGAGAATGTAATGCAAGAAAAAGATTATAGAGACTTAGGTAGAGATCTTCAGATAGAGTTTGAAGGTATTCGATATGACCACGACCACGAAGGTGTATTGCACTCTAAAGATCCTTATATTTCTTTGATTAGTTTAGCTAGAAATAAAAGGATGTCTCCAATAGATTTATATAATCAAAACGGTAACAGCTATAACCTAACGTACGATAAGTTAGATATAATTAATAAAGAATTATATCGTTACAAGAAACAAAAAGGGTTAATTGACTACATTGATATGTTAGAAAAATTTTTAGACAAAGGAGAAAGCCCTAAGTTTGAAGTTATATGTGTAGATGAAGCACAAGATTTAAGTTTAATACAATGGGACATCGTTAAGAAATTAGAAAAAAATTCTAAACAATCTATTATTGCAGGTGATGATGACCAAGCTATTTATAAATGGAATGGTGCAGACGCAGATAGTTTTATTAACCTTGAGGGAGAAAAAGTTATTCTTCAACAATCTTATAGGGTGCCTCAAAAAATATTTAATGTTGCTAACAATATTATTAAAAAAGTTAAGAATAGAGTAGAGAAGAATTGGGTTCCAAAAGAAGATGTAGGTGAAGTTAAATATCATTGGGAAATAGACAGAGTAGACTTATCACAAGGTGAGTGGTTAATATTAGCTAGAACAAATTTATTTTTAGAAAAGATAGCTTATTACCTAGATCAAAATGACTTTTATTTTCAACGTAGAAACTCTACTCCAAGAGTTAAAAACATTTATTCTTTAATAGAAAATTGGAATAAACTAAGAGAAGGCATCCCTCTACATTATAATGATTATAAAAAGATAACTAACAAAATGTCTAAAAATGTAGATCTAAAAAGTATGAAGCACATGTCTAAAGAAGATTTTTATGACATGGATACTTTAAAAGAAAAATATGGTTTAAAAACTGATGAAGAGTGGTATATTGCTTTTGATGATTTAGGAGATCATGAAATAAGTAAGATACAGAAATTAATAAAAAATGGAGAAGATTTATCTAAAGACCCTAGAATTAAAATATCAACTATTCATGGGGTAAAAGGTAATGAAAGAGATAACGTAGTTTTGATAACTGATTTAAGTAATGCAGCGTACTATAAGTATTTAGATAACCCTGATGATGAACATAGGTTATTTTATGTTGGTGTTACTAGAGCTAAGAAAGAGTTAAATATAATTTATGCAAAAACAGAAAGGGGTTATGACATCTAAAGATATATTTGAAAGTGTGTTTCCACAAGATAAACAAATCGGAGGATCTCATTATAAAGAATTTCCAATACAGCCTTACGAATTTATTTCAAAGAATGATCTTTCATTCTTTCAAGGCAACGTTGTGAAATATGTTTGCCGTTATAAAAATAAAAACGGTGTACAAGACTTAGAAAAGATAATACATTATTGTCAATTAGAAATAAAAAAGTTGAAAGATGGAAAGAAAACTAAAAGTTCTTGATTTATTTTCAGGTATAGGAGGATTTGCTTTAGGCTTAGACTCTACTGGATTTTTTGAAACTGTAAAATTTGTCGAGAAAGATAAATACTGTCAGAAGGTTCTACGTAAGAACTTTCCTAACATACCAATAGAGGAGGATATAAAAAATGTCGAAGGAAAAGAATACTCAGCAGATGTCGTTGTGGGCGGCTTCCCATGCCAACCCTTCAGCGTCGCAGGAAAACAAAAAGGTACAAACGATGACCGCTATCTCTGGCCAGAAATGCTTAGACTCATTAGGGAGATCAAACCCGAATTCGTTATTGGGGAGAATGTGCAAGGAATTATTAACCTCCAAGACGGCATGGTACTCAGACAGGTGCAAGACCAATTGGAAAGTGAAGGTTGCGAAGACCAATGTTTCCTTATTCCAGCTTCAGGCATCGGTGCTTGGCACCAAAGGTACAGAGTCTGGATTGTGGGCCACTCCCAACACAATGGATTACTTGCCGCCGAGAAGCGTTGCAGGGACGAAAAAGATTATGGAGGGTCACAGAAAGGGCAGAACAAGACCGTCAAACTTACGAGAACAAGTGGATCCAAAGACGATGAAGATGTACCCAACACCAACACAAGACTCAGCATCGGAGAGAACGAAGAAATACAAGCAAGGAGGGAAACCATTAACAGTAGCAGTTCAAGAGGAGGAGAAGAGAATGTATCCGACACCGAGGTCATCAGGACAAGAAAATCCAGAAACATTGATCAAGAGAAAAGGAATGAAAGCAGCGGCTCAACACAATCTAACAGCAGCAGTAAAGATGTATCCAACGCCAACAGTAGTTTGCGAGGAGGGGGGAGAACAATCTCACTTGGTGGAGAGAACAAAGTCTGGAGGTTTCGTGTCGAGGAGGAAGGGATCAGGGATAACTTACGGATCGAAACTGTCGGACGCAATGCTGTATCTAGAGAAGATGTATCCAACACCAACACAGAGGGATTGGAAGGACATGGCATACAATCCGATAACGAACAACAACAGTCGGAAGCTACTTCCACAAGTAGCACTGAAACACAACAAACCTGGTGGCAAATTGAATCCAACCTTTGTGGAGTTCCTAATGGGATTTCCTATGAATTGGACAAAGACAGAGCCAACAGAATCAAAACCCTTGGAAACGCAATCGTCCCACAAATCGCAAGAGAGTTCGGACTTGCAATCAAAAAAGTTTTATCGGACTCCGACAGCGATGGACAAGGGGGACAACAGTTTTAAGTATGCAGCTAAAATATTAAAAGGTAAATTAAATAGATCAGAGTCTAAACAACCTGTGCAGAAAACATTATCTATGGATGTGGCTATGGAACACTTAAAAGATAACCAACACCTCATAAATGAGTACGATGAAAAGTTTAAAACAAGACCTCACCTACCACCTAAAGATACATTCTTAAAATACTTAAAAGAAAATTTAGATAAGAAAAGGTTGCTAGAGGATAATATTATTAAAAGAACTACGATAGATCATTGGTTACGATCTGATCATTGTTTTGCTTATCCTACTATAGAATATTGGAACATGATTAAACCATATTTAAAAGAGATAAAATTTGACAAAGAAATGACAACAGAAATAGAAAGTGATTGGGAGTGAAGATATTATTTAAACCACAAACAGAGTGGATACCACCTGAAGAGTTCAAAGATCTATCGAGTTACGATGAAATAGCAATTGACTTAGAAACTAAAGACCCAAATTTAAAAACCATGGGTTCAGGTTCTGTAACTGGTAATGCTGAAATAGTTGGTATAGCTTTGGCAGTAGAGGGTTGGTCTGGATATTACCCAATAGCTCATGAGGGTGGGGGTAATATGGATAGGAAAAAAGTGATGAATTACTTTAGAACTATTCTAAACTACCCTTCTAAGAAGATTTTTCACAATGCAATGTACGATGTGTGCTTTATTAGGGCTGAAGGGCTTAAAATCAATGGCACGATTATAGATACCATGATTGCCGGCTCTCTCGTGGACGAGAATCGCTTTCGTTACGATTTAGGTAGTTTGGGTCGTGATTATGTCGGAATCGGCAAAAATGAGGCTGTTTTGAACGAAACTGCAAAGGAGTGGGGCGTAGATCCTAAGTCTGAGATGTATAAACTGCCTGCGATGTATGTTGGTGAGTATGCAGAGCAAGATGCAACACTAACACTTAAATTATGGCAAGAAATGAAGAAACAAATAATAATGGAAGAGGTAAGCTCTATCTTTGAACTAGAGACTGAACTTTTTCCTTGCCTTGTCGATATGCGTTTCTTAGGAGTTCGTGTAGATGTTGAAGGAGCTCATGCGTTAAAACAAAAGTTAGTTCAAGAAGAAAAAGAATGCCTCCAAAGAGTGAAGAAAGAAACAGGAATAGACACACAAATATGGGCTGCAAGATCCATTGAGCAAGTCTTTCAAAAACTTTCTTTGAATTACGAACGAACGAAGAAAACAGATTCACCATCATTTACTAAAAACTTTTTACAAAATCATGAACATCCTATTGTTCAACAAATAGCACGTGCTAGAGAAATAAATAAAGCTCATACAACGTTCATTGATACCATATTAAAACATTCACATAAAGGACGAATACACGCTGAAATTAATCAATTAAGATCTGATGTGGGTGGTACCGTTACCGGTAGATTTAGTTATTCTAATCCAAACCTACAGCAAATTCCAGCTAGGAACAAGGAACTTGGACCAATGATTAGATCTCTGTTTATTCCTGAAGAAGGACATACTTGGGGTTGCTTTGACTATTCACAACAAGAGCCAAGACTAGTAGTTCATTATGCTGCACTCGATGGATTGTATGGAGTTAATGATGTTATTGATGCTTATAGAGAAGGTGAGGCTGACTTTCACCAAATCGTAGCTGAGATGGCAGACATACCTAGATCTCAAGCTAAGACAATTAATTTAGGTTTATTTTATGGTATGGGTAAAAATAAATTACAAGCAGAGTTAGGTATAAATGAAGATAAAGCGAAGAGTTTA